TGTTCCACTCGACGTTAACACGTCAAGTTACACCACTCGTAAAGGAGATGAATATACATACACACGAGGGGGCACACAAAGATTTAACTTCATGATTTTAATCCGTATACACAGATTGGTAATTTATTCTCTTACCAGGAGAGGTTCTAACACTATCACTTAGCGCCAGTCACGTTGTAGAAACTCCGTACCACGGAGAGTTACATTTAGGGAGGTCGTCATGATTACGCGACGAGCCAACCCACCTACAAACACACAACTTGCGGGAAAGCAGGCTACCAGAGAGAACTCTGGTGCCGGAAGAGCCATGAAAGTCTTTAGTATAGTGATGCCTTCTGTAGTTGACACCTGTACCATCTGACTGTGGCTTCCGGTTGCCGCCTGTCTGGTTGCCTGACCAGACGACAGTTCGAAGAACTGAGCATATGCCGCACTCAGTTTTGCCCACTGATCTGCGAGATATGAAAACCTCGTTTTCGGGGAGTATGACCAATCAAGGTGCCCAGCTGAAGGGCTAACCCAGTCAAGGTCGAGTTCGTCGAGGACGGCAGCTGATGCAGTGGAGGAGAATGTTGTCACAAACTGCCCCACATCCGCATAACTTTTGAACAAGAAATCAAAGCGATCACGCCTATCAACTTGTCCTGCAGCTGGTTCTTCACCGAGCACACTCTTGATGCTCTCCCAAGCATCGGGCACAGTACCTGATAACACACCTTCTTCCAAGATGTTGGTACTGATTGAGACATCTGCTGTTTCAATGAAACGAAGCAATGCCTCGGCAACTAAAACCTTAGTTGACCCGTCTGAACTAGACATGGGCAACCAGGATCTCCGAATGATATCACGGTTTGCGCCTTCCGACCACATCTTGTCAGCGATAAACACTAACTTTGATACGGTTGCTTCGTAATCACGAAGCAGAAAGCGCGTTCCGATTGTTGGAGAGGAGAACTCTCCAAATTGGCTCGTAATTGAGGCGAGACCCGCCGGAATACGAACGTCGGAGCTGGCGATTGGTGCGAAATCGCCTTGGGGTAGGCCCATATTTACATGGGAATGTACTATCTGCTGGGCCAAACGCAGAAAGAAGGCAGCACTGATATGTGTTCCAAACTGCCCATTGGTCAGCTGGGCGTTGGCTCGAAATTCAGCATACTTCGGGTTACGAGTATACCGGTCCGTCACAGATGGAAACTGTTTGGACAATTCAGGAGTATCTAAGGCAAACTCCTGATCACGAGTTGGTTCACCAGCACCTGTCTGAAAAACGACAGGAAACTGACCGGGCATTGGCACAGGGTCACTTGAGCCGAATGCAAAAGCTTTGGCTTTTGCACTGGAAGCAGGTTGTCCACCCGAACTTCCAACTGCGGACTTAGCCGCAGCACGCTCCCGCTTTCCTGGTTTACCACGCTTGGTTCCCGAGGAGGACACACTATCAGTAGGGACGACGGAAGACATTTTCTCAAGGACTGTCAGGTAGCTTGAGATGTGAAGGAGGCAAAATACAAATTTAGGAAT